TTCTTCCTCTGTCATTTCTCTAACTTCGTCGTCTATTTGGATGTTTGGTCGTGTCATGGTTTAGCCCTTTCGGTATCCGTAAACGCTGATAGTTCCGTTGGTCATTGTTCCGCCAGCGGGCGTCAATGTAAAACTTGTAAATGATGACGGGTCACCATGAAGTGCAACACATGTTCCGTAAACGGTTCCGTATCTTACTCTTGTCCGAATTTCCGTATTCTTGGTCAAAAAAGGCGATTGAAGTTCTATGTAGCCATTTCTTGTTTGAGAACCACCAGCAAATTCAACATATGCAAGGTTGTTTCCTGAAGCGTTATTTACTGCCCCACCTAAAAAACTTCCGTAAATCATTACCCCATAGTAAAGAGTTGCAGATGCACCAAAAGTTAAACGATAAGCCGTATCAACCGACATTGAGCCGCCATTATCAACAATTAGATAGTTATCGTAAGTTGCTGAAAAAGCATCGGAGACGGTCACGCTAGCCACACCACTACCCACCGTTTGTGACTTGACAAACACAAGGCCCGAATTGGCCAAATACGTATTCGTATCCGCGGCGGTCAACACCTCGCCCGTAGTAAAAGTCTTAATAGCCATATGTGTTCCTCACCATGAAAGTTTATTAGTCCCGAGAATACCAAAAGACGCACTATTCAAAATTAAATACGGCGTCAAATCAGAATCGGTCAGTTGATAGGTGTACCGAGTCGAGCCCGGTGTGGCCTCAATCGAAGCCCCCAAAATTGTCACAGGATATGAAGTACCACGGAAAGTGACCGAAGTTTTACCACCAATAATCCCAAACCAAAAAGTACCCAACTCAAGCGCAATCGTGTTTTGAGCCTCAGCCAAACAAGACACCGAAGAAATACCAAAACTAGGGGTGCCATAGATACCCAGCGAATAGTTAGCGAGGTCGGTGGCTTGTCCTGTGGTGCTGTTAAAAGTTGAAACACGAAGCGTCCGGTATGGTTCCGTTCCGCTGTTCACAACGACAGTGCCGACCGTGTTTGTGTTCACTTCAACTTGGTTGTAGTAGTCAGCCTCTAACGAATCGAACTTAATCTCGTCATACACCTGATTAGTGGCGTTATTAGTTGTGTCGCTGAAACCAACAGTCAAAGGCGTGTTGTATGTCTTAGGGCGTACCACAGCACCAAAAGGTGAACCGCCATCATAAATGGAAGCACCAACAGACACCGCCAAAGTGTTCACCCATTCAGCATAGGAACCACTAACAGTAGAAGCCGCCAAGAAAGGCGCTGCCGTGTAAGTACTTTCCCATTCAAGTTGAACACCCGAATGGTCTTTTACATCTTCTATTTGCCCGTCGGCATAGTCGGCGGTCACGGCGTAATCGTTGCCCTGTGAACGGCCTGCATATGCCAAACCACCCTCGACTTCGATAGTGAGATAATCAGCGGCACCAACCGACGACACATAAGGGATGCCGTACTGAGCGGTCACATCGCGAATAAGTCCAGTCCAAATATATGGGTATATCGGGTTGAGGCCTGTGCGCTTAACACGAATAAAAGTATTAACCACTAAAGCCGAGATAGGGCTTGCGTAGCCCGTTGGGTATCGCATCGTCACACGACACCGCGACGGTGCAAAAGAATCTTGCAAAGTTTGACGGCCAATAGTTATAGACACATTTTGAACATTGGTTAGGGCAGTCCATGTGGCGTTATTGGTTGAGTATTCGACCGTGAAAGTGGCAAGGCTCATGCGGACACTCGAATCGGTACAGAACCGTTCTGACGCATATACGACCTGAGGGCATCGACAACGGCGTTCGGGTCGCCACCATTCACATTAATCGTGACACTAGAACCGCCACCCATCTCACCCATACGGTCAAGCGGGACAACCGCCTCAGGCTGTCCACCCTCGCCAATCAAAGCGATTGTAGGACTCGTAACCAAACCGCCCTGTGCCAGCGTCGCAAGACCACCAACATCAATAGTGATGCCCTGAAAAATAGTGCTCCAATCAAGACTGCCCAACATCGACGGGTCAAAGACACCACTTAGCTCTGCGCCAGCCGTAGCACCAAGCCCTGTAACTGCACCAGCGGTAACACCGGGCGCGTTGATCAGTGGGGTGTACTTGTCAATAATGGACTGGATGCCCGCCACCAATGCCTTGCCTGAGTCCACGCCAGCCTTGTAGAACGAGTTAGCAGCATTGAGCCCTACCTTGTCGGCCATCGTCGTAGCGTCCGCTACAAGGGCGTTAGCGGTAAGGATGTTGCCTGCACCGCTCAGCAGTTCATCAGCAATGGCGGTACCAGCATCGACGCCAGCCTCAAGCACCTTGCCCAAAGCGGCTTCGGATAGTCCGCCAGCAATCAAACGATTGGTCAGTTCACCAAACTTTTTAATCTTCGCTACTTGACTTGTGAGACCGTCAAGGAAACCAGTGCCCGTTTCAAGTCCTGCGTCGTATGCGTCTTTGAAGTTAAGTGCGCCAGTGAACACAGCCGAAACAGTTTTGGCGAAATCCTCAAACTTAGATTTAGCGTCAGCCAACACAGCGTTAGCCTTTTCAAGGGCTGTCGAAAACTGATCAGTAACCGCATCTCGTGCGTCCTTCAAAGCATCAGCCAAAACCTTGGCAGCGTCAGCCGCTTCCTTTTGGCGTTCCTTCAACTTGCGGGCAGCCTCAGCCAGTTTGTTTTTCTTGGTCGTTGCCTTGTCCTCCACCACCGAAGTTTCTTCGACAGCGGTTTTGAACTTATTTAAATCACGAGTAGCAACAGGGCCAACATATTCGTTGAGTTGCTTTTGGGTGTCAATGACCGTAGTGAGAGACCCGGCATATAGGTCGGCAGCACCTCGTGCCTTGTCCATCTTGGCTTTGATAATTACAAACGCGGCTGCACCAGCCAACGCCGTAGCGATGCCAATACCAGTGGCGACCTGCACCGCGGTGTACGAGGCAGCCAGTGCCCAGTTCACAATCTCAGTAACAACCGCTACTGCCTTCCATGCGGACATAGCCACACGAGCTGCAACAATGGCACCAGCAAAAGCGACAATGGCACCAGCGATAGCCAAGAATAAAGCCGTGTTCTTTTGAGCCCAGTTACCTACGGCCGTAAGCAATGGAAGTAACTTGTTGATCGCAGGCAACAAAGCCAGCCCAATAGATTCTTTGGTTTCTTTGAGGGCAAGTGCAAACCGTTTGAACTGTCCTTCGGCGGTGTTAGCCGCGACGGTTGCAGCCCCGCCAGTTGTGGTGGCAAGTTTCGCCATGACAGTTTCGAAAGATGCACCGTCTTTAATGATGTTGCGATATTCAGGCGCGAGCATTTGCAGGGCTTTGAAATTGCCCCCGTAAGCCTTTTCGAGACTTGACACCACAGCCGAAAGTGGCTTAGAAGTAGCGGCCGAGATGTCCATAGCCTGAGTTACTAGGCGTTGTGCTTCGGTGACTGAGCCTGTGGCTTTGGCGAGTTGCGATAGGGCTGGTCTCAAATCGTCATCAGCAATGCCGAGCAAACGACCCTGCACCGAAATCCAATCTTCCGACGCGGCTATCTGTGCATCAGTTGCCCCGGTTGTTTTTTTAAGGTTTGTAGCCAGCAGTGTTTGTGCAGCTGCATCTTCAACGGCGGCCTTCGTGGATGAGAACAATGCAGCACCGACAGCACTGAGAGCAGCGGCGGCAGGTAGCGCGGCTTTCCTGACAGCGAAACCAGCCTTTTGTCCTGAGGTTTCTAACTGTGCAAATTCTTTCTTGGCGCGTTCAATACCTTTGGCGTTGAACTCCGAGATGATTGGAATGACAACAGACATAATTAAATTATCCCACCTCTACCAACCTTGCGCATCACATCCGACACGAGGTTTCTAATTTCTTGCTCAACTTGAGAGCGTTTGACTTCATACGAACGCCACAACAAACGAGACGGCGAACCATAACGGGCGCTCAACTGGCGAGCCATAGCACCCTTTCGGCCTTGATCAAACTGTGTAACCTGTGGGCCATTCCAACGCACACCGAACACGGCCAAGTTTTGCACAAAGCCAAGCCCGGTATCACGGACTTTCTTACCCGAAGTAAAAGCCTTAAGATTCTTATTTACTTTGGTGTCATCCCAAGCCATGAGTTCCGCACCGCTTTTGCTAGTCCACGACCGAGCCATGCCTGATAGTGGGGCGTTGTCAGGAATACGACTCTTGGCATCATCAACTACGGGAGCCATGATTTTCTTAAAATCGGTGGTGACCTGACGGCGTAACTTGTTTTCGATTTGGTTTAACTCTTTGAGAGCCTCTTTCAAACCGACAACCTCAATAGGTGCAAACTCAACAGCCACGACTTAACGCCTGCCCTGTTTGCGTTGCTCTTCCAACACCTTCGCCACCGTCGCTAGATCGTCCGCGGTGAACTCCACCTGTGGCGGCCACCAACCAGTAAGCACTAGTAACTCGACTAGTTGCCTTCGGTAGGTGCCGCTTCGGTAAAAGACTCTGCTTCACTCTCGACCACTTCCAAATTCACTAGCGATTTGATGAACTCATCAAATACGACATTTACGGTGATGTTGTTTGACTTTGAAGCGGCGTAGGCCAAGAACGCTAAGTCCTCGTACCCTACGCCAGCCGCAAGGTCGGATGCCTTACGCTTTGTCCGTCGTTCCCATTCAATAACATTGAACAGGGATGTGGTGACGGTGTAGGCGCTTTCGGCGGTTTCCACTTTGAGTGTGAGTTTCATTTCGAGCCTCTTTCTTTTCTTTTGTTTAGGCTTCGACTACCGAATAGACGCCACCTTGGAACGAGATTGACATTGTGCCAAGTGCTCCGAGTGCTGCGTTCATTACTGGCAGTGATTCCAAGTAGGTACCTGTAAGCGTGAAGGTTGGGTTTGTGGCAGTGCCGGGGCTTGTTGCCGATGGTGAAACGGTCACAGTTACGGAAGTGCCGACAAGGCTTTTGAGTGTTGCGTATGTTTCGCTGGTGGCGTAACTCGAATAGAGTTCCAACTCAAGCGTGTTGTTTTCAAGGCCTGCGGTGTACACACGGGATGTGCTACCGAAACTGGTGCTTTCAAGTGCCTCTACAACGCGAGTAAAGACTGCGCTCGTGCACTGGTCGGAGATGTCCACTGCGCCAATTTTGACGGCTGGGTTTGACAGGTAAGTGGTCGTAGCCATAATTATTCCTCCTCAGGAATGTCAGCCGCTTTTTTAGCGGTTTTGTTTGGGGTGTTCGTCTTGATAAAGCCACCGTCAAGCAGCCATGCCAATTCGATTGGGTCGTCACTGACGAAAGGTTCGCCAATCACGCCGATTCTTTCACTGCATATCGTGTACATAGTGTCCTTAGTTTCTTAGTCCGGCAATGCCGATTGTGAGGTCGTAGCAGGGCAGGTCTTGGCCGCCGTAGTTAGCGATAGAAGGGCGACCGTCAAGGACTGCAATGGGGGAGTTCATGATGGTGTCAATGACGGTAAGCAGGTAGTCGCCTGTGTCTTGGTTGCCACTTGGCGCACCGAGAACACGGAGGGTAATTCTGATGTCACCGATGTTGTAGTTAAAACTTGTGAAGGTTGGTAGTTCAATCATCACGGTGAGCGGGCGGGCGTTGCGGGGGTCTGTGACAGGTTTAAGCCCTAGAGCCGTTAGGGACGCGCTGAGGGTCGTTACAGCGGACGCGAAGATACCTGTTGCACTCATCCGATTTGGCTCCTGTTACAGCCAAGAAGTTGCATGATGCGGGCGAGGGTGACGGGCTGGGGCATATTCCCAAAACCATCGTAAGACGCGTACGAGTCACCTGAAGTTCCGCGCTCACGGTACAGGGTTGCGCCATACATGATGGTGCCCAACTTGACCGAAGCATTAGGGGCTGCACTCAATGAGTCGGCATACCCGGACTCACGGCGCTTGTTCCATGCCCAATAGTTAGCAGCCGAAACACACACGGCAAGGAAGGCCGTGTCATTGGCGGTGGCAGGGTCAATGCCCAACCAAGATTGCAAATCGGCGGAAGTGCACCAAGTTGGTGATGGGGTGAACGCAACAGTTCCAGCCGCAATGGTGCGAGTGACATCTGCGCCAGCGTTCACGATTAGAAACTGGTTGTCCATGATTACGGCGTAGTCGAAAAGGAAGTCACCTTCATCGTCGCGGCCTATGAACTCGTATGGTTCGGAGTTAGCCACGGTGTAGGTACCGTTGGCGATAACTGCGTTGCCTGCGATAGTCACACTGTCGCCAGTTTGGATACCGCTTGTAAGGAGGGTTTGCAGAACGACGACACCATCTAGGCGCGCGTTAAATGCGAGGTCAAGTGTTGCCATCGTTCTGCCAGTTCCCTATTCGTTCAAACTCAGGTGAGTTTTACGAACTTGGTTGCGTCAATCATGAGCGTGGCAAGGTAGCCACGGAACGCAAGTGTGCGGGTCAATGTCTGTGGAACATCAACACTGATAGCACCCTTTTGGTTTTCGAAGATTTCGAAACCGCTAGCGTCACCGACGATTACGGTGTCAGCCGCGAAGTTACGGTCAACGACAACCTGCAAGCCGAAAGCCTGAATGTTGCTGACGCTTCCGGGGCTCATTGAGCCGTAGGCGTTCATTGGGCCGACCTGTGGGAACAGTGGGCGTCCTGCGGTATCAACCAACTTGCCAAGCAAACCGAACATGTTAGGGCTCAAGAAAAGGTGACCAGGAAGGTTACCGTTTGAGTTGTTCAGGATTGTGACTGATGCATCATAGATGTCAGACACCCATTCGGCTGCAGATGTTGGGTCGGTGAGAACTGCCGACTGGCTTGTGCCAGCGAGCAATGCGTCAGCGGCCACATTGTCTGTGGTGTTGGCGTAGATGCGTGCCATGTCGTCAAGGATGAGACCAACAACGGCTGGGTCTGTCCAGTCCATGTCCTGCTCGGAGATGCTGACATAACCGCCGTAGGTTCCCTTTGTGACTTGGTTAGAAGTAACGACATAGGTGCCTGACTGGAGTGCTGCCGATTCTGCCGACTGCACAGCCATTGAGGTATGTGTTGTGACGGATGGGCGGATGAATACTTTTCCGCCTGCTGGCATTGCCTTAGCACCGATTGCGTCGATGACTGGGCGCAAGCCACGGAAGTTGTTGTAGACAGGATTTGCCAAAATTGGTTCTGGCAAAATTCCAAGCGTGTCGGTTGTCTGTACATCAGGTGCAGCCGCGCGGATGTTTGCGTTCAACTGTTCGAACTCAGGGCCACCCTTAACCGAAGCGGCAATCCACTCGGCAGGGCTTGGCAGTTTGAACTCGCGACGAGCGGTTGCATGGATAGGGGCAGTAGGGACGATTTCAGCCGAAGCCTCAACCGATGGGGTGTCTTGTGACATTGGTTCCTCCTCAGGAATGTCTTGGGGTTGGGGTTCGTCTGCTTCAGGTTCTGAAGCGGCGATTTCTGTGATAAGTGCATCGGGGAATGCACCGTAAGCGACTACTGATAACTCGACTAGGCGAGCCTCAGACACGACCATTACGCCGTTCTTGTCGTACTTAAACTTGATAGGTTCCGCACCAACAGATACTGCGTCGAGTGCGCCAGCCTTGATTAGTTGGATGGTGTCCTGTGATGCTCGGGTGTCAGCAAATTTGGCGGTGAATAGGAGACCCTCATCGGAGTCCACAAGTTCACTCACAACACCAAGCATCTTGCTCATGTCGTGATTCTCAATCAACTTGGCGGCCTTAGCGTTCACATCAAACGCGCCCCTAGAAAAAGACACTTTGGTGCCGTCTGAAACAGTCGCAAAAGTTGGTGCCCAAGGGACGGCAATGCCGGTAATAGTTTTGGGGGCATCTTCTGATGCTGCGGCATCCAAAGTGACTGGTAGTGCCTGAAACTTAATCATTGGTTACATCCTCTTGGGTAGTAGGCATTGAGACATCTAACTCTTCAACTTGGTTGAGGTAGTCGTCGATGTCGAACTTTACGAAACGATTACGCGGAAGAACATTGTCCATAGACAGGGTTTCCTGAATGCACTGCAAGTATGGGGCGACACCAAAAATGTAAAGGTCTTGGCGTGACTCTTGCGCGTTTTGATAAGTCATCCCGCCCGTAGCGACACCGCATAAATAAGGGGGTACCCCTGCGATTCGTGCGGCTTCGAGAGCCTGATACTGGCGCAAGTCGGCGACCACTTCGGAAGGGTCTTTCTTGTATTCGACAAACTCGACATAATCATTCAAGGCACCGATGGCATTGTTGCGGCGAGCCGCCGCCCACGCAGCCGCAAGGTCGCCGAGTTCGTCTCCTGACATGGTTTCGCCACCCTTTTGCTGAAGGTATCCGGGCACTGTTTCGAGTGTGGCGTAACGGTCAGCGGCTTGGTCAAGGTGAAGCGATATAGACATGGTGCGGGCACCCGAATACAAGATTCCTTGTGTTGGGGCGAGAAACTGGATGACATCATTACGGGGCAGTTCGACACCGTTGAACATGACCACATCAGCCTGACCATAGAATTGTGGCCCCTGTTGATTCGGCGTACTTATTGAACTGCACGGTAACCAAGTGAAGGACGCGGGGAGACCTGTCGAATAGCGTGAGGTCACATACCAAAAACTTCTTCCGTGAAGGAATAAATCTATAAAGGTCTGAGTCATTATGAAGTTACGCGTCACTTTCGGGTCAGGACGCTCCATCCAAGGCTCAGTAGGAAGATAAACCTCGTCGTACTCTTCGCCGTTCCATTGCTTGCTGTAGTGCTCTAATTCGAGCGACCCCACAACCGAGCCCATAAGGCTGATAGCGCGGGAGATCGTAGGAATACTCAGCGCGCGTTGCTCTTCGGTGCCCGTCGTATAAGACAAGAACGAACCGACCATAGACGCACCAGCAGCGGCCTTGATAGGCGCACTGCCTACTTCGGCTGTCATAGTTTTCTTAGGCGTGAAAATACCCACTGCTCGGAGTCTTACACAAACAAGTTGCATTTGCAACTATCATCTGGAAGTTCCCATAGCAGCCCTGTTTGCGTTTACTGGCTTGGCAGACACGAGGGCAGCCGCGATGATCATGCATCGGGCGCACTCGATAGGCCCCGGACTTCGCTGTGAACTGATCACCTGTGAGTTTTCGGCTTTGACAAGTACCGCGCGGTTCACATGCTCGGACAGCATTTCCTCGCCAGTATGCACTAAACGACCCTCAATAATAAACGATCTAATCAGACCCGTCCATTTCAGCAACTCCCCATAGCCCCACTGGGTCGTGCGGTGCTTGTACTTTTCGGGGGTATGCAAATGAAGGCTAGGAGTTATCGCTAGTTTCAGCCTTGGGTCAGCATCTAGCAGGCGGCCTATCTCGTGCCACATATCGAAGTTGGATTCTGTGGTGAACGCGACCGACACCACGACACGACCCTCAGGGTCAGGACGCGCCCAAATACCGACATACTTCGAGCCGTCCGTGGCTGAGTCCACCGCGAGATAGCCACCTTCACCGCCCGTGAAGTCTGTCCGCCGTTTTGACCACATCCCGTGGGGCATCCAACTTGAGGCTGCGCTTACCCATTTGTTCAAGTGAGCACGAATGAACTGACTTTGGTCAGGGGCATGACTAGCAGACCGAAGTCCTTTCATTGTGATGGTTCGCCCCAAACTTGGGTTGGCATAGCCGAAATACCGCTCGTCAAACACATCCACACCATCCGGAAGGCTCCACTCGGCCATATACAAATCACTGGAAACGCCTGAGTCAATAATGCCGAGAGCCTGCTCCCGAAGTTTTAGGTAAGCCGTCGAAGATTCATCGCCAGCGGTCGAAGTCAAATACATCAGCGGAGAAGGCACCGCGATCTGAGACGGTCTAAGCGCCCCGAAGATAGTTGCCTCAGACAAAGCCCACAACTCATCACCAACAATGATGTCGTAGGTACCACCGTGTTTCTTGCCTGTGGCCGCAAGCACTTTCCACACCGAGCCATCCGCCATTTGCACCTTTTGACGACCATACGCATACGTCACCTTGCAAAGCCCGGACTCCTCCCACAACTCCAACTTGTCCCGCAACGCCTCAAACACCTCAGCCGCCAAAGACAACTCATGAGCCGTAGTCAAAATACTGACAGGACGGCCCCAAATACGAGGCAACTCCAAAAGACTCCACGCAACAAGGCTCCGAACAAGAAAACTTTTCCCATTTTGCCGCGCTGTGGAGGCAATCGCCGTTGAATGAACAAAGACCCCATCCTCATGCTGCAACACATCATGAAGCACCTTCGCCTGCCACTCAAACAACTCAATCCCCAACTCCCTCCGGGCAAACTCCACCACCAAAGGCCCATAAGACTCGTACCCACCAGTAGGCGTAACCAACCTAGGCTCGATACGCCCCAAACCGTTGCAATCATTGAGTTCTAGGAAGTCGTGATCTGAGTCATGACCGTTTTGGGATAATTGGGAGAA